TGGAGCTAAGGTATGTTGGAGTTTCGAAAATGCAGAAGTGGTAATGCGGCAAGAAGTCCACATTGACCAAATGCCGCCGTATAAGCAAAGTCCAATAAAAGTATTGTCCTGCTATAACAAACCGAGGTACTGCTATATAAAGCCATGAGTTACTACGCATGGGGATATGGTTTCAACAGTCCATATGAGGATAACAAATATTTATTTGAAAGTGAGGATGAAGGAATGAACATATCATGGTTGAAATTGAAAAATTGTCTACATGTAAGGGAACTTGAATTTAAGCCAGGACAAATAACTTTAATTGAAGGAGAGGAAGGTACAGGAAAGACTTCCATTCTTGAAACAATCCAAAAGTTTTTCTGGAACAAATCAGAGAGGTCAAGTTTTGTCTATTCTGAGGACGGAACCACGGCAGACAAGGCAGAAACTTACATAGACCTTGATGATGGAACTAAAATGAAAAAATATTATAACAAGGAAAGCAAGCCCACAACAACCAGCATAGATAAAGGTGGAATGTCACCAAAAACACCGGAAACATATCTGAAATCATTAGTAAGTGAAAACCAGTTAAATCCTATTGACCTTATCCACATGGATGATAAGAAACTTGCAGACCTTATATTATCACTTATACCTATTAAGGTTACGCCGGAAAACTTGAAAGAATGGTTGCTTGAAATACCGCCATTTATCGACTGTAACAAACACGGCTTACAAGTATGTAAGGATGTTGTTGATGTTTACTATAATAAGCGCACAGAGGTAAACAAGAGAATTAAGGACTTGACAGGCGAAGTCAAAGGGATAAAAGAAAAGCTTCCGACAGACTACGACCCCGAGGTATGGCGTAATGTATCACTCACCGAAAAATATGATGCTATCAAGGAAGCCAACAAGTCAAATTCAGACAGACAGGTCCATCAATTAAAAGTTGACAACATGGCAGGAGATATTGAAAATCTGCGCAACCAAGCTAAGATTGCCATTGCCGACATAAAGCAAAAATCAGCAGACGGTAAAAAGGACACTGAAGATAAAATTACAGAACTTAAGCGCCAAATAACCGTTTTGGAGAGTCAATTGTCACAGGTTGATGCTGTATGCACTGAAAAGGTTAAGACTACTACAGAGCATTATAAAGGGCTTGCTGATGCCGTAGAAAAGGCGGCAGAGGAATCCAAAAAGTACCTTGCAGAAAACCCTGTCATTGACATTGAGCCGCTTGAAAAGGCGCACAAGGACGCGGAGAATATGAAATCATTCATCCGGTCTGCTGATGATCTGAAAGCCAAGGAAACTGAACTTTCCACCAAACAGACGGAGGAAAAGAATCTTACCAACAAAATCGAGTACATGAGGACTAAACCCCAAATGCTGCTTGCACAAGCCGAAGTACCTGTCAAGGGAATGTCAGTGGACGGTCAGGGCAATGTGCTTGTCAACGAAAGACCAATCATAAACCTGTCGGGCGGCGAAAGAATCAAGTTTGTTATGAATATAGTCAGGGCAACAGCTGGAGAGTTGAAAATAATCCTTATTAACGGATTTGAAGCTTTGTCGCCAAAGGGTCAGAAGGAATTTATCGCAGAATGTACCGGTGATGGGTACCAGTACATCATAACACATGTTACAGATGGAGACTTACGCATAACGGCTATTGATGAAAACGGAACGGCTGTTGATGCTGAAACTGGGGAGGAAGTGACATTTCAATGAGTGAGAATTTGAAAATTTACAACGCCGTCCGCAAAGTTCCCGCAGAAGCCCAAAGGGAAATCAAGGGCGGCAGATTATCAGGTAAAACGGACATTAACCCCATGTGGCGCATAAAAACCCTCACGGAACAATTCGGGGTATGCGGCTTTGGCTGGAGATATGAAATCGCAAAGCAATGGATTGAAAAAGCAGACAACGGCGAAATAGCAGCCTTTGTAAACATAGACTTATATGTTAAACAAGGCGGCGAATGGTCGGCGGCAATCCCAGGCAATGGCGGCAGCATGTTTGTTGCGCAGGAGAAGAACGGACCTTATGTGTCGGATGAATGTTTCAAGATGGCTTTAACTGATGCAATCAGTGTTGCATGTAAGGCGTTGGGCTTTGGTGCTGATGTGTATTGGGAAAAAGATTCTACCAAGTACGACAAGCCACAAAATCCCCCACAAGGCAATAAACCTGTCGGCAATGATAATAATCCACCCAGTGCTAATCAAGGCAGCAAAAACGATTCCGTACAACCTAGTGACATAGAAAAACGAGCAACGGCAATTTATTTTCACTGCACAGGCAATAAAGAAGGTCAATACGGATGGAGCAAAGAGAAGTATAAAGAGACACTAAAGGAATGGAAAGATGGAGGCTTTATATCCACGGACTACGGAAAGAAATGGACACTTGATGATATTGTTTGGATTGAAACACAGATTGATGATCTTCCTTTTTGACTTTATGCTTTGCGGAAGGCCAGAGCATAAAAATAAACTTATTGATAAGGGACTGCGGGATAGCCTTCCATTCCCGCCTATGAGGTGAAGCATGTTTCCAAAAAAGAAATACAAGCGCCGTGTACCCCGTGCCAAGAACAACCCCATACCAACAGCAGACGATATATGCTGGTATTGCAACACTATATTTGCTCAAACACATGAGGTATTTGAAGGTACAGGCCGCAGACAGCTAAGCAGACGATACAAAATGCAGGTTAAGGTATGTGATGCGTGTCACAAGGACATTATGTCGCATCCCTTGACCAGCAGGGATTTGGAGCTAAAAAAGGAGTATCAAGCTATTTTTGAACAGCAGCATGGACACGATTTATACATGGAATGCTTCATGGTGGATTATATCAACGGTTATTCGTGAAATAAAAATGTGAAGGAGGTAATTGTATGTTTTGGGTTATTTATAGTTTAAAAAATGATGTAGTTATAGGTAAGGCGATAGTCCCTGAAAAGATATATGCGAAGCACTTTGTAAATAAGGCTGATGCTATAAATTGGCATGCTGAAACAAGCGGAATTATAGTGCATGACATAGCGGAAAGCTTGCCAGAAGATTAATTCACATTATCAGGATACACGCAGGAGGTAACACATGAAAGCACGTTTTGAAAGCTCTTACGATGAAAACTTTCCAGAAGAATCCGCCGCATACTACGGACTACTGCTGAAATATGCCAAATTAAACGATGTAGACGGCAATACGGCTTGCAGAATAGCAATAGAGGCGCTTATATACGCCGACAGGTACAACACTATAGCCAATGATGCAGAGAAGCTGGCGAATATCAAAGCAACAAAAGGCGATATGCAGAAGTTTTTTTATGGCAGGTACAGAACATTACACCTGATGCATGAGCATTGTGTAGCGATAAGCAATAACTGTAACTATCAGGCAAGAAACTACGGCAAGGGAACTTGACACCGCAGGAATTGGCACTATTAAAACAAGAATGGGGGAAGTGAAAAATGAAAGCTATTTTAAAGACTGAGGATTTAAAAAGACTTATAAAAGCAACAGCAAAATTCATATCGAAGGACGACAACAGGCAGATTCTTCAATGGATTCAGTTAAAATTCGACAAAGAAAAATTGACGGTCACAGCAGCAGCTCTTGATGGTTACAAATTATCAGTTGAAACAGTATTAGCATTTGATATTGACGAAAGTTTCACGGCATACATCAGACCGTATTTGCCAGTAGGGGCAAAAGACATATACAGCAAAATCGAACTTGCTGACGACAGATGCCTTATCGACATAGGCGGCAGATTTACGGGCTATAAACAGCCTAAAGATGATTTTTATAATGTTGAAAAGTTTTTACAGGAAACAGAACAATTACTGGTTGTAAAAGAGGTTGCTCTGACAAGGGATTTTCTTGTAGATGCCCTCAAAAGCTTACAACAAGACGAATTCAAAAGACTTCCAGTAATAATACAGCTTCGTGACAATTTAAAGCCTGTATCAGTAAAGATGGGAAAAAGCACAAGGTACATATTGCCTGTCAGAAGATGAAAATAGCATGACAGCAGAAATAGATAGGGTGGGTTGAGGATGCCCGGATATATAAAGCTATACAGAGGTGGTGAGGTTGGTTGAATGGATGGTTGGATTAAATTATATAGAAAACTGCTTGAAAAGCCAATATGGAAACTATCTACACCGGAACAAAAATCCATTCTCATAACCATACTTTGTCTAGTGAATCATGAAGGTGAGGAATGGGAATGGAAGGGGCAAAAATATAATTGCCAACCTGGGCAAAAAATAACAAGCTTACAAAAAATTGCTTCTGCTTCTGGTAAAGGTGTTTCTGTTCAAAATGTAAGGACTGCTTTAGAGCGTTTTCAAAAACTCGATTTTTTAACAAACGAATCAACAAAGGAGTCAAGGCTTGTAACCGTTCTAAATTGGGAGTTGTACCAATCGGCTGAAAATAATCAACAAAGTAATCAACAGACGGGTAACAAAGGGGTAACAACTAACAAGAATGATAAGAATGATAAGAAGAAAGATATATATAACTTCAGCCCTCCTTTGTTTGATGAAGTAAAAACCTATTGCCTTGAAAGAAATAAGGGTGTTAATCCTGATAAGTGGTATGACCATTACACATCAAACGGCTGGATGGTAGGTAAAACCAAAATGAAGGATTGGAAAGCTGCAGTAAGGACCTGGGAGCCTGACGAAAAACCAAAAGAGCAAAGTAAGTACAGAGACTTATCAAATTATAAACCGGGGGATTGAATATGTATCCACAAAATACAGACCTTGAAAAATCAGTATTAGGATGTTTATTACTTGGAAAACTGGATCGCATAATCGAACTCCAGGAATCCGACTTTTTAAATGACGCTAATAAGCTTGTATACAAAGCAATTGTTTACATGGCTGTCAAGAAAATAGCTGTAGACGAAATTAGTTTATCAGACTTGCTCAAGAAGCGCATGGACAATTCGCTTGAATATGTTACAAGTTTGGCAAGCTATGTTGCTACCCCTGAGAATATAAGCCACTACATAGAAAGCCTGCAGATGTACACAATGCGCCGGGAAGTTATAAAGGCGGCAGACAAGGCAAAAGAGGCAGCATTAGTGGGAGAATATGAAAGCCCTGTATCTTTCAAGAGCGACATACAACAAATGTTTGACATAAGGACACGGGAGAAAAAAAGTAATGACTGTAAAATAGGCAGCATCTTAAAAAAAGTGGTTGACGATATGGGGGTGATGTCAAATTCAAAAGACGATGGAAAGTTATTTACTGGATACTATGACCTTGACAGGATAACGGCAGGCTTTCACCCAGAGGAATTGACGTTAATAGCTGCAAGACCCGGGGTAGGAAAAACAGCATTCGCATTACAAATATTAATCAAATTAGCCCAAAAAGGCAACAACTGCCTGTTTGTATCAAGAGAAATGTCAGATACTCAGATTGGTAAAAGAATACTATCCAGTTTATCAGAAGTAGATGGGCAGAAAATGAGACTATGCAAAAGCCTTGAAACAAAAGACTGGCAGAAAATAGAGATAGCCCGGGTAAATGCTGAAACATTACCAATAGAAATAAACGATAAACTTTCTACAGTCCAAGAAATAAGAGCATATTGCCGAGAACTAAAAAATAACACTGGGCTTGATATTTTAATCCTTGATTATCTCCAACTTTGCAAGTCTATGAAAAAGACAGAGAATAGGCGGCAGGAAGTTGAGGACATATCAAGACAGTTAAAAGAAATGTCACTTGAGTTTGGTATTCCGGTAATTGCATTAAGCCAATTAAGCCGAGAGAGTAAAAACGCAGATGAACCAGAATTACATCACTTGAGGGAATCCGGGAGTCTTGAACAAGATGCTGACAATGTTATTTTTCTCCACGTTCCAGAAGGTACAAATGAACAAGCTGAATTTTTTGAAATCAAAGTTATTGTCAGCAAGCAAAGAAACGGACCTACAGGCTTTATATTTTTAAGATATTACAGGAGGACGTTTAAATTATGCAATCTGTTATAAGCCGAGAACAAGCAACACTCGAATTTATCGACAGTACATTTGTAATCTCAATAGCCCAAATGCGGAACATGCCATATAAATTATATCTACAAACGGAACATTGGCAGCATTTCAGGAGTGAGGCGTTAAAATTCGCACAGTACAAATGTCAGTTGTGCGGAACAAAAGACGAGGTTTTGAATGTACATCACCGGGACTACTCAAATATAGGTTGCGAGACATTTAATGACGTAATTGTGTTATGCGAGAAGTGTCACGGCATACACCACGGCAAATAACCCTCCAGCTGTACGGCGGCACAGCTGAGAATAAAATATTATATTTGGGCCTGGCGAGGTTAGCCGCCAACCTCAGAAAAGAGGGGGAAATGAAAAAGCGAGATTACATAATAGCCTTAATGTTAACACTAACAATCGTATTTGCCATAAGGACAAGTGAAACACCTTGCGAACATAAAAGTATACTCACGGAAATACAAACGCTAAAAACGGCAATTTTGGACGAAATAGACACTATTGAAATCAACAATGTGCTGCTGGACAAAATAGACGAACTTACACGGCAGAATGAACGGCTGGAGCAGGAAAACAAAGCGCAAAAGGATTACATAAACGGATTTGAAGAAAAATTTTGGAAGGAGTGAAGGGGAATGAAAATAACAAAGCTTTACGAAGTACAAACAGATAGTAATATCGCTACAGGCGAAGAAATAGCAACGTTGGTTGTCAATCTTAACAGAGGACAGAAATTAATTGAATTAAAGGCAGTAAACGACAAGGTATATTTTGTGTTTGAGGAAATAGAAATTAAGCCATGTGAATACTGCAATGGTGGCAGATATGGTCCGAAAATACAATGTATAGAACATAGACAAATAGCCGCCGATGATGTTTACGAAGGAGATTTTGTAGCCAATTATTGTCCAAATTGCGGCAGAAAAATATAAAGTGAGGTGTAAGGGGAATGAACATAGGCGGCAAAGTAATAATCAAAGAGGAAATATGCGCTAATGGGCTTAAAAATCCACATTACAATAAAATAGCGACAGTACACGAAATAGACAGATCTCACGTAAAAGTAAGTATAGACGACTTTCCGAATTGCAATCACAGAGATTATCATAATAGATTCTGGTATTTGCCGGAAGAATTGGAGGCAGTGAAATGATTTGGAGTGAGCAGGAATATGAAAATTATCTACGCAAGCAAGGCAAAGCCCCGCAAGGCGTAACACTTGTCAAACAGCCAAAGTACCGCAATAACCGCGTAAAGGTAGATGGATTCCTGTTTGACAGCCAACTAGAGGCAGACTACTACGGCGAATTAAAAATACAGCTTCGGGCAGGAGTTATCCGGGGATTTTGCAGGCAGCCGGAATTTATACTCACGGAAGGATTCGGGGATATAAAGCCTATGACATATCGCGCAGATTTTATCGTTTTTAATTTGGATGGAACGGCTGAAATCATTGATACAAAGGGATTTGAGACAGATTTATTTATCGCAAAAATGAAAGTATTTAAAGAAAAATATCCAAAACTGGAAGTAAAGGTGATAAAAACATGAAACACTGTAGAAAATTCGCACGTGGCACAGACGGACTTTGTATCTACTATACCGGCAGCAAAACAGCAATAGAGGCATGTTGGGGTAAGTGCAAGATAAAGCGTAGATGTAGGTGTGAATATAAGAAAAAGCACAAAAGATGCAAGGCAATATGTGAGGGGTGAGGGGATGGACGGAAAGGAACTGATGCAAATTAAAGACTTACTGAAAGAAATGGAAAGTCTTAAAAAGCAAATAAGATCAGCCAGCGAGAACATAAAAACAACCTCAGATTCCGTCAAAGGATCTTCAAGATTTTTTCCGTATGTTGAACACATAATAATAATAAGCGGAATTGATAATAAAAGCCTTGAAAAGCATCTGAAGCAGCTCAAAAAAGACATGGAGGACAAAATAAAGACAACTATGGAAAAGGTTGAACAGGCACAAAAATATATAGCATCAATTCCGGATGCAGACACCAGGATAGTTTTGCAATCAAGGTTTATAAATAACATGACATGGGAACAAATAGAAAACGATATGGGCATTCCTCACACGACTGCACAAAGAAAGTTTAGAAAATGGCAAAGTGGGGTGGAATGGGGAGATTTACCTGATATATAATAATACTATGAGATTTTGACATTTTCCTCCTTTACGGCCCTTGCTGATGCAGGGGCTAATTTATTGAGGTGCAAATATGTTTGATACAATAGACGGATTAAAAGCAGGAACGTTAAAAGATGTAAACATAACGACAAGTGACAATACCATGAATCCATGGTGCAAATATCCAGACATATGCCCTATACTACAACACAATACACCTTACTGCTGTGATAATTGTATACGCAAACAGATGTGGGAGGCGGCGAAAAGAAAAGATCTTGACAGCGTATAGCAAAATGCTATATACTTATATATGAGGTGATAAGTATATGGCAATAACGCCGCAATGGAGCGCAAGGCTCCCGGAAGATGTAAAAGAAAAGCTCCAATGGATAGCTGATAAAGAAAGACGCAGCCAGACAGAGGAGGTAACTTATTTAATTGAAAAGAGATACAATGAACTGCAAGAGCCTAAACAATAGAGGCTCTTTTTGTTTGCAAAAATATTTTAATAAACCCCTTGACATGTGTAGCAAATTGCTATACAATAGAATCAAGAAATGATTGAAAGGGGTTGCGGGATATGAATCAAAATGAAATGTATCAAGTAAAGTTTAAAAACTGTAACGGTATTGCTGTGCAGGAATTTGTCAAATATCCATGGCAGGCACATAAAAGAGCAAAAGAATTACAAGATGCTGAAATATGGTACAAAAACCATTGCGTAAAAGCTTACAAGTCAGAATCAATATATCCTGAAAAATGGGAAATAAAAACAGGAGGGAATTGAAATATGAAAATAGATGAAATAAATGATAGAATAGAAGAACTAAAGGAGGCAAAAAGATGTTTCCTTTTAGCCCAAAAAGAGTTTGGCAATGAAACAAGAAATTATATAGGTGGCTGGCATTGTGAATTGGCAGTTGAACTAATTGAAAAAGAAATTGAGCAATTGACAAATCATGATTGGAAATAGTTTAGAGAGGGGGGAAAGCCCCTCTTGGGGTTATATGGGATATGAAGCTTATAATTGAGAAAAACGAAAACACCGGCGACGACAAAATAATCAAGGCTTTTGAAAATATGATAAAACTGTATCCAGACGAAGACATTGAAACAATGTGGGAAGACATTAAAAAATGTAACTTTCAACACCACAAGATAGGCAGAGGCGGAAATCATATTTGGATAGCAAGAAATACAGACAATCAGAGGATAGCAATGCTAGCTTAGAGGGGTATAAAAGCCCCTTCGGGGGATGAAAGGGGAAAGGAATATGAAAACAACAAAGCCTGAGGGCATATGGGTATATACAAAAGCAGCAGAGAACTACGCAAAGGACAGAGGATTAGAGGAACGCAAAGAAGGTACTCCTGCAATGCTGGCAGGTAAGCCGATAGGTGACACAGCACCAACAAAGTGGGTAACAAGCGGATATGTAATGTAGGAGGATCCTGAAAAGGGTCCTTTTTTATACAAAATAAAAGCTAGAAGGTGAGAGTATGGCAGGAGGTAGACCAACAGCATATAAAACAGAATATAACGACCAAGCATATAAACTTTGTCTACTTGGAGCCACAGACAAGGAAATGGCTGATTTCTTCGGCATATGTGAAGCTACTTTGAATAACTGGAAACAGGACTATCCAGAGTTTTTGGAGTCCCTAAAGAAAGGGAAAATACAAGCTGATGCTACAGTGTCTCAAAAGCTTTACCATAGGGCAATAGGCTATGAACACATAGAAACTATCACAGCAGCATATCAAGGGCAAATAACGGATAAATTGGACGTTATAAAGCATTATGCACCCGACCCGACAGCAGCTATATTCTGGCTAAAGAACCGGCAGCCGGATAAGTGGAGAGACAAACAGGAACTTGACCTAGGCAACAAAGACAACAAGCCATTCGAAGTCCGCAACCTCACAGATGCAGAGATAGAGGCAGCATTAGAGCAGGAGATACAAAAGAGAGGATATGTAAAACCAAATAAAACAGAATAAAACGATAACAGACAAAATAAAATAACGTTTGACAAAGTAAAACCTTTCGTGGTATAATGAATTATACTCATTAAATCATTGAAAGGTGATAACGATTATGATTAAAACAAAACAGGATGCAGTTGACTGGTGCAACGCAAAGATAGGTAATAATTGGGAAGTTACAATAGATGCAGGTGAATCAGTATCGGAAACATTCTTTAAAGTTAACCAAGGTGGGTCAAGAGTTTTGGAAAATGGAATTAGTCCTGTAAGCTTTGATAAATTAGTTGAATACGTTTACAAATACAGAAAGCAGTTTAGTAAAAGGGGTGTTGCATAAATGCTCCTTAAATCAAATTGCAAAAAATGCAAACATGCATACAATGAGCGCGAATATTTTAAGAAACCAAATAAAGAAATAATAAGTCATAAAACACACATTAAGTGCAAGAAAAACAAAGAAATAAAAGAAAATTGCGAATACTTTGAAGAGGGGGTGATATAATGCTCCCTCGTAAAACAGGTAAACCAATAGCAATAAAATGCACTGAACAATTCAGACAGCAGACAGAAGCGATTGCCGACAGTTTAGGCGAATCGCTATCCGATTATGTAAGGCGGGCAGTAGAGGAAAGAAACGCAAAACAAAGCGAGAAAAGCAATTTACAGAAGCTTGAAGAAGCATTAAGACCCAAGCAAGACAACGAGATATTTTTATCTGGAACAGTCATGGAGGAAACACTAAAACGTCTTAAGCCCACTATTCCCGAACCAAAAGAAAAAGCCAAGAAATTCAGAAGTTTTCCGAAGGGTGGAAAATGATATGAAAGATGCTACATGGTGGCAGGCAATATTGGTTATGTTCGGCATTATTTTGTCAATGTGTTTACCTATGGCTGCAATTGCAATTTTTATTCGCAAATCCAGTATAAAAGATACAGTTAATAAAGCAATGGACGAATGGTTGATGAAGGGTGGGAAATAAGATGAAAACAAATTTAACCAACAAACAATTACAAGACACATTGAGAAAATACCCCGACAATATGATTATCGATTTTGTAACTGATGCTCAAAAAATATTTGCATGGCACGGAACTGATAAGCCGGATTGGGCAATCAGAATAGAACAAACAAGTAATGATAAATTAAGCATATATATTGCAGAATACAACAAGGTTGATGTATAGAACACTATGGAGGGGATAATTTCAACACATCCAATGTGACGGTTACGGAGTAGGTCGAGCCTAAACAATAGGCAGGAGGATATACATGAAAGATTTGATTAAATATTGGGAAAATTGCAGGAAAGAACTTGAAAAAGCCTTGAAACGCAGCAATATAAGGTAATGTGAGGTAAATTATGAACATGATAATCTTAGCACTCAGCACATTGAGTGCTTTTTTGTTGGGCAGTTGGGTAACATACAGAGCCATGCAGAATAAAAGCTCTATACAAATACCACAGATCATAAAGGATACGACAGACGATCTTCCCGGTCCAATAAGTCCATATGAAGAGCAGGAAAAAGCAAGGAGGATTAAAGTAAAGATATGATTATTGGATTTGATAAAAGAATACCAAAAGGTTATGCGGTATATAGACAGAATTACAGCAGACTAGCATATCATGTTTGCTTGTGGTGTTTTTATCCTATATTTAAGTTAGCAACATTTATTATTGAGATTAAATATAATATCTATGATTTGCTTAATAAAAAAGGAATAATGCATACGCCGGAAGCCTGTAAAATGACATTAACTGATTTATTTAAAAAGTCTGAAAAACCATATAAATACGAAAATGTTATTGCCGGATATTTTAAGTATGACAATGAAGAAGGTGATTAAATGGGTGATTTTCTTGTAGCCAGACCAATATTCTATATCCCTACACATAAAAGCCTTGTAACCCGCCACGCAAAGGCAAACGAACTTGTCAATGAGGGACTATGCCGCAAATGTGGGCAATGGTACAGATGGACAGTACAACATCTTGAACAGCATAACAAGCCTGAGACTGAGAAAGAGGACAATTATACCAGAGCAATGGGATTGTTCAAGGAATACCAGGATAAGCACATAGGTCATTGTTGCGCTGAGAGGGAACACAGGATATTTATAAGGGATAATGTGGGAGCAGTGATATATGAATAGGAGGATTATATGATAGTTTTAGCAATTGGATGTTTTTTAATTGGTGCCGTTGTTGGAGGACGTTTTGTATTAAAAAACAATACGGAAATTATGTTAAAGACATTTCAAGACATGACGGAAGAAGATTTATTGAAATGGTACCACAAAAAAGTCAAGAATGTAAAAATGGAGGTATAATAATGCCAGGATTCAAAATAAGTTGTGACTATTGCGGCGAAAAATCGCCCATAAAATCAGCAGAACAATTCAAGGACATGCTGAACCCTAAATCATTTCAAAAATTCACAATAAGTAAGCACGGTATAAAATGTCGAAAGTGCGGAAACAAAGTGTTAGAGGAAAAGGTTGTGAAACCTGATGAATCCAATTGATTTAGTCCAAGAACTTGACCGCAGGCGCAGAGAAGAAAAACTGCGCTATTTTTATGCGCCGGATAAACCTGTGCATCAAAAACAATTAGATTGGCACAAATGCCAGAAGCGTAACAAATGGACTCTTTCTGGCAATAGAACGGGTAAGACAGTCGGTGGAGCTATTGAAATGGTTGTGTCCATGTTGGGAGAATCGGCAAGAAAATATATTGAATCATGGCCGGAAGATATCAGAAAAGGCTATGAGTCTATGATAACACGCTTCAAAGGTCACTCCGAGGCATGGGTAGTATCTCTCTCAAACGAAGTGCAAAGGGACGTAGCACAGAAAGAATTATTGAAATGGCTTCCTAAAAGTGAGATAGCCGCTATAAATGCCCGAGAAGGAAAAAGAGACGACCCAGAGAATGCGATACTGGATTTTATTGTACTGAAAAATGACAATATTATCGGGTTTAAATCTGTTGACCAAGGTAGGGCAAAGTTTCAAGGAACATCCAAAAAACTTATATGGTTTGACGAAGAACCACCCAAAGAAATATATGACGAATGTATGATGCGTACACTTGACTGTCAGGGTTACATAATTGGCACAATGACTCCATTACTTGGATTGACATTTGTCTATGATGATATTTACCTGAACGACACCAAACCCATAAACAAGCAAGACCCGGAAATACATTGCGCTCAGTGGAGTTGGGAAGATAATCCTTTCCTTGAAGAATCCGAACGTTTAAGACTTGAATCCATGTATACAGAAGCCGAACTTGAAGCACGTAAACGCGGACGATTTATTATGCCTGGAGCATGTGTATTTGACAAAATGGCGCTCATGCGTATGCAGGACAAATGTTACCCAGGTGAGCGCGGAAACCTTGAATGGGATGATAAAAAGAAAAAAGTTACATGGAATACGGATCCGCAAGGAGAATACGAAATATGGTTTCATCCGAATGAGCATGATGAATATCTCAACGCCGACGATGTGGCGGAAGGGTTGGAGCATGGCGATTATTCCGTTGCCGGTATACTCAACAGGAACCAATTACGCCTTGACGCTGTCTGGCATGGACATATAGACGCTGATGTATTCGCAGACAGAATACACAGGCTGGAAGTGTACTATAACAAGCCCTTGCTTGCGCCTGAGAGAAATAATGACGGCAAAGTAGCAGTAAATGAACTTCGCAAACTTGACGTAAACATATATCATTCGACAGTATACGAAAAAGAATATGACGAGGAACGGGAAGTAATAGGCTGGCTGACTTCACCTAAAACAAGACCATATGTCACAAGCGCAATTAAAAAGGCAGTCCGAGAAGGACACCTGAAAATATACTGGAAACGATTTGTTGACGAAGCAATGAACTTCATCCGGCACCCTGACGGCAAAGAAGCTGCAAGGTTAAACTATTGGGACGATGTTATTATGATGATGGGTATTATGATGCACGTCCACAACACAACACCCTTGATAAAAGACTTACCAGCGCCAAGCGTACCGGGGAAGCCAAGCGAAAAGGCAGGCTGGAAGTCAGACGGAACCTTTATTCACCCGTCAATTTTGGAAGATAAACGCAAAAAAGAAGAGCAGGAAGAATGGCAAGAGGAAGAGTGGTGATACCATGGCAAAAGATATAAGAAGTAAAATAATTAGTGAAGAGGACAAGGAATTCATGGACCGGGCATATTCCGACTACGAAGCAGCCAAAGCCAAAAAACCTATAGACAAGTGGCAGAAGTATGATAAGTATGTCGAGGACGATCAGTATTCCACTCCTGACGCCAAGGACGAATGGAAACCCCGTCCGCAAGTAAACATATGTTGGAGTGCTATACGAACCGTACACGGCAATATGACAAGCGGTAAGACTTCCATCAACCTCACATGCAAAAAACCCGCATATGACGAAATAACACAGCAATTGAGTGATGTTATTCAATCTTATTGGGATGAACTTGACATGGATTTATTAGTCAGCGAGGCTGAATGGATACGTCCGAAGTTGGGAAGTGTTGCGTTTAAGTCAGTCTGGAACCCGTCAAAAAATGGCGGTATGGGCGATTTGGATTGCGAAGTCGTTCATCCGGCGAATGTATTCATCGACCCCAACATTACAAACCCGTGGCACGTACAAAGGGCAGAGTTTATTGACTTTGTAAAGCCTTGCTCATTCCGGTACATACTGAATAAATACTCAAAGGAACGTGACCCTTCATGTAAGTACAAAAAGGAAGAGTTGAAACAGATCCTTATTCCTGAAACTTCATCCTCTGACACCGAAATATACGGCGATATGACCGAGACTTCCAGCAACCGCATACCGACAACCATAAAAGGTGTAGGAACTTCCGGCAGTATTGGCATGGGGGATATAGTAAACCTTCACGAATACTGGTACAAGGATGAAGAAGGAAAGCTTCAAGTCGCATGGTTGGCAGGACAAACCCTGTTGAAACGGTCCGAGGATGATAAGGAAATCAAGGCTAACGGATTTTACAAGCATGGCAAATATCCTTTAGTTTATATACCGTATATCCAAAAAGACAAAAGACTGGACGGTAGAAGCGAACTTCAATCATTGATCGGTCAGACCTCCAAAAGGGACGGTATACAAGATATTATCAACATACTAATACAAGACTACCTTGTGTCGGAAAAGTTGACAGGACAGCCGCAGAAGGGCTATAGGCACGGCTCAGTCAAAAACCCTGAGAAACTGACAGCGGAAGGGGGCTTGTTAATACCAACCAAGGGACTTCCATCTCAGGACATTCATGTTTTTGAAGGAAAGACAATGATTGAGAATGTCAACGTCGTTGAATCCATGTTAACCCATGCCGACAGAATAACCGGACAGTGGGATATAACACAGGGCAGAACTTCACCGGCGATAAAGACACTGGGACAGACTTCTTTATTGTTGGAACAAGCCCAAAAGCCGCAAAACGACAAGATTAACACCCTAAACCACGGTTTAAGGGAACTCATAGAACTATGGATTGACCATCTGGTTGAATTTGTTACAGTGGACAGGACTTATGCCAAAGAATCAAATGTTCAAATTCAAAATCCGGATGGCACAGTCACACAAAAAACGCAGATGCAGGAATTCCCTTTCAATCCTTCACTTTTGAAAGACGACAAGGAGCAGAGATTATACTTCAAAATAACTGTAGACATAGGTTCAACCCTGGCAATGACCAAAGCTTACATGATGGAAATAGCTTTCCAACTATGGGGAGCGAAACTGATTGACATTGAAGGAGTTTACAAACTACTTCCTGAATTCCCAGGTAAGCAGGAAGCACTTGACCGCATGAAAGCTATGCAATCACCGGGGCCGGGGCAAGTAGACCCCGCACAAGTAGAGCAGTTCATCAAGTCTCTTCCGGAGGAAGTCCTACAGGTTATGGATGCAATGCCAGAGGAACAAAGGTTACAGATGATTGACCAGATGATGAAGCTGGACCCTGAGCAGTTGCAGGCGTTTATAGGTGAATTGATGGGAGGTGGACAGGATGGTATGTCCGTCGTGCAATAACTTACTTCGTATAACAAAGTCCTACAAAAAGGCATTCCCTGATACTGATACCACAATGAAGCTTATTCTTTATCAGGAACAAAGCTGTATGAATGCTAAAAGTATGGAAAATGGCGGTAAACCTTGTCCGAACTACGGCAGGTTGGTAAACACAGTTGAACATGAGGAAATAGTGGAAATAGGCTGAAGGGCCTTTTTTATTGCACTTGAAAGGTGGTGATTTGATGTAATGCCGCGCAAGAATGGAAATAAGAAGTTCCAAAAAGAAATAGCAAAAGCACAACCAATAAGAAAAAAGAAACCAAAATGAAAGGAATGATTTTATGTTCGTCCATACCAGGACATTTGAACCTTATTTTGATGAAATTGACAAAGGCGGAGCAGCACAACCAGCCGCAGCCGCCGCATCGGCAGCACAACCAGCGCCGGAATTTGATGATATCGTGTATAACGGCGAGACAATCAAATTACCCGTATCAGAGCGAAAAACCTTTCTACAAAAAGGTTATAACTATGACAAGGTAAAGACTAAAGCCGATACATACGAATCAGCACTTCAAAAAGCTGCAAGAATAACGGGGTATGAATCCGTTGACGCTTACCTTGAAGCCGTGGAAAACGCAGAAAAGGAAGCAGAAGCCAAGCAATACCAGCAGGCAGGAGCAGACCCGAAAGCTATCGAGAAGCTATTGAATGAACATCCTGTAATCAAACAGACACAGGATTACTTCAATAAAGCTCGTATAGCAGAGGAAAAAGCAGCACTGAAAGACAAGAAATTCTTTAAAGAACTGGAACCCGACATAGACAAGGTATTAGCGTCAAACCCGACACTATCACCTAAATTCGTTTATGAGTATGTCCGGGGGCAGAAGCTTGAAGAACTCATGTCCGGAGAACTTACCAAAGCACAACAGAAAGGCGCGGAAGATTTTGTGAACCAGTCCAAAAGGACAACAGAATCATCCGATACGCCAGCTGTTGACGAAAAGACGCTTGACTTCACAGCCGATGAAAAAGCATGGGCTGACAGGCGAGTTAAGCAAGGAACCTATAAAAACCTGAAAGAAGCTCACGACTACCTGAGAGGGAAAGCCGGAGTAAAAATGAGATAAGGAGATGATACCATGATATTTACACCAGCATATAGGTTGGGCGGCGGTCCGATAACCCCACACCCTTACTATATTCCGACCGCAAACGCTGTTGTCAAAGGCTCGACTGTTTTATTTACAGCCGGAGTAGGCATGGCGGCAGACGATGGAACTGATGCCGATACCGCCATCACAGGAATTGCAGCGGCAGACCACGAAGC